CCGATCTTGATAATAATATCGAAACTCTTTCTGTCAGCGACGAAGAGATAACCTCAATTATTGAAGACACTGCGGACATCAAGATATTAAGGGGTGTAGGGAGACCGCGAAAAAACACGAGAACATTAAATATATAGAGTATATCAGAGAATCGAATGTTCTCGTATATTCGCAAAATAAATAAGTTATATAACGGAGACGACGAAGACCACGAAGCCGACGACGCGTTATTGTTTGATAACCAGACAATCGCGAAGTGGGCGACAGGGGCGACAGGGGCGACAGGGGCGACAGGGGCGAAGCCAGAATATGAAAGCGGAGATATCCCGTCGATATTCTCATATAATTAATAAAATAAAAACTGATATAAGAATATAAAATATCGCAAATAAATAAATAAAAATGTTGGAACAATCCTCGCTATCGTTGGAAGAACTTGTTATACGCCTTAAATTCGAGAAGAATATGCGAAAACTATTCAAGCATTAAATGCGAACGCATTAAATGCCTTCGCATTATGTGCTTATATGTATTTATTTTATTTTTTATAATATATAGAATAATATATAGAATAGGCACTATGGATATTATACAGGGTTTAATTGAGAGCGGTAATTCTGGTAAGCCAGGGTGGCGTATAGTGAATAACAATGGGGCGTTTGGAGTCATCAATAATCGTTCGAGTAATGTTTTTACGATATTGAAGGACGGCACCATCGGATTAGGTAGTAATGTTCCCGCAAATCTTCTATCGTCATATAGTAATCTCAACGTGGTAGCCAATTACGCAGGTTCTGTTTCAACCGACGTCGTCGTCAAAGAAACGACGTATGCCAGTAATTACGTCCTTACGACGAGCAATATATTAACGACAAAGATTAATAGTATCCCGATTCCTTGGACGAGCGGAGCAACTAACATCTATAATCTTTCGTGTAATGTTGGAATCGGCACAACGAACCCCGCAGTTAAACTACACGTCATTGGCGGGGATATTGCGTGTTCTGGGAACATATCCGCATATTACTCAGACGAACGTTTAAAAACCAAGGTTTCTGATATTACAGAGCCTCTTGAAATCATCGACAAATTGAACGGATTCTATTATATACCCAATGCGTTAGCGTATAGCAATGGAATCACCCATCATACGCAAGAAATCGGTTTGTCAGCCCAAGATGTCAAGAGCGTGTTGCCTGAGATTGTGAATTTAGCCCCGTTCGATTTGGCAAGAGACGAGGAGGACAATATGGTATCCAAGTCGGGCGAAAATTACCTAACAATATCCTACGAGCGATTAGCACCCGTCTTCGTAGAAGCCATTAAGGAATTAAAAAAAGAGAACAACGTGTTGAATGAAAAGTATGACAACCTTTTACGAAAGGTGGATAAACTTTCAGATATTTAATAAATCCATAATATATAATATATATAATAATATAATAAAATGGCGTCCTGCTCAAATATGGATTTTATTCAGGGTTTAATCGATGTAGGGAGTATAAGCGGTTCTGAATGGCATATTGTGACGAACGACGGTTCATTCGATATTTTAAATAATTGCTCTGGTGAAGTATTATTTACAATCTTAAATGACGGCAGTATAGGGACGGGACCGAATTATTCTGCCAACTTTCTTAACACATATAGCAATATAACGGTTGGCACGAGTTTCGGCAGTTATACGACTACGAGCAACTACATCTTTTCTACGAGCAATACCTTGGTTCTCAAAGCAAACGAGAACGACGCGAATATGAGCAACTACGTCTTCTCGACCAGCAACATACTAACAAACCGCCTGTATATCCTCGACCAACTCACAAGCAACGTGGTGAATAATAGTATATCCACGTTAAACGTATCGGTTGGGGCGAATGATACCAATGTTAGCAACTACGTCCTATCGACAAGCAATCTCATCTCGATGCGAATCACCAACTTAACGACCGATATGATAACGCAAACTGAGAATGCCACACGGAGGTTTATTGTAAATAATAGTTATAATAATAATTTAGAAGTGAATGGCACACTAACCATCAACTCGAACTTAATCGTCCTCGGGGATACAACGCAACTCGATACAATCGTATATAATACCGAGAGGTTGGAGATAGTGAATGGGAACAACACTACGTCTGCTTTGATGGTTCAGCAGAACACAAGTAGCAGGGACATTTTCTTAGCGTCCAATATGTCTGCTACGGTATTTAAGATAGCCAACAATGGAGACGTGCTTATGAACGGCACTTTGACGGCAGCGAATATTGCGGGAGCGGGAGCAAATATGACTGCTTTGAATATGGCGAACGCTTCAAGCGGAACGTTGGCAGTCGCAAGAGGAGGCACTGGTGCTTCGACTTTAACCGCAGGGCAGGTGTTGATAGGTAATACAACAACGGCTTTATTACAAACCGCAAATCTAACGTGGGATGTCGCAAACAATCGCTTAGGAGTTCGAACAGCGACACCAGCGACATCATTACACGTCGTAGGAGAGATTGTGGCGACCAATAATATAACTTCGTATTACTCGGACGAACGCTTAAAAACCAAAATCGCGGATATTCGCGAACCTCTCGAAATCGTAGGTAAATTGAACGGGTTTTATTATATACCCAACGCACTCGCACATTTGAATGGGATAACCCATACTACGCAAGAAGTCGGTTTGTCCGCCCAAGATGTCCAGAGCGTGTTGCCAGAGATAGTTAAAATCGCCCCGTTCGACTTGGCAACAGACGACGAAGGCAATAAAATATCCAAGTCGGGCGAAAATTACCTAACAATATCCTACGAGCGATTAGCACCCGTCTTCGTAGAAGCCATTAAAGAATTAAAAAAAGAGATTGTGATGTTAAAACAGAGGATTGCGGTTTTGGAAGAATAAAAAGTGATGTCTGTTTATTTATTTTTATTTATATTAAATGAATATTCTTAGAGATATAGAGGATGTCCGCGATGGAGGGGGATATAAGGAAAATAATAAGTTCAATGGGATTATGGAGAGCGTAGCGGATGAGTTTAAGAATGCGATGGATGGATTTGCGACAGTTGGCGATATTGATAGGTTTAAGAAGTGTATTCAAAAAAAGTATAAATATACGTTATCGAATGCCGAGTTTATAAGGATATACAAGCATTTACATCTCGACAATCAGCAATTACGCAATCTCATCACGAAGAAGAAGTGTAAGTCGGACTCGGGCGTTCTTGTAATCACGGTGCTAACGTCAGCATACCCCGAGTATATCGATGAGGATGGCGGGGTGAAACTGTCTCGTTTTTCGTGTAAGCACGATTGTGCGTATTGCCCTAACGAACCAGCCCACGAAGGGAACAATTGGGTAGCCCAGCCACGAAGTTATCTATATTCAGAACCCGCCGTATTACGTGCGAACGCGAATGATTTCGACCCAATAAAGCAGATGAACTCGCGTATCACGTCGCTTATCAATATGGGACACATACCCGATAAATTAGAGATTATCGTGTTGGGTGGGACGTGGAGCGAATACCCACGTTATTATCAAGACCGCTTTATATCGGATTTATATTACGCGGCGAATGTTTATTTTGACGGAGAGAAGCGTCCTAAGAAGACGCTCGAAGAAGAGATTGAGATAAATGAGACGGCAAAGGTTCATATTATCGGGCTAACTTTGGAGACGCGTCCTGATACGATAACGATTGAGGAAATCGCGAACTTTCGTCGTTATAACTGTACACGGGTTCAATTGGGCGTCCAGCATACGAGCAATGCGGTATTGAAGAAGATTATGCGAGGGCATACGATAGAACGTGCGTATGAGGCAATCAAACTATTAAAAAATAATTGCTACAAGGTGGATATTCATATAATGCCTAATCTTCCCGGTGCTTCTTTCGAGATTGATAAGGCGATGCTTGAAGAAGTCTTGTATGACGAGCGAATACAAGTCGACCAGTATAAGATATACCCGACTGCCATAGTTCCTTTCACGAGAATTAAGCGATGGTTCGATGAAGGCAAGTATGTGCCTTATGATGACTTGCTATTGTATGAGTTGATAAAGGAGTTTAAGCAGAAGGTTCAGCGATATAAGCGGTTGAATCGTATTATTCGGGATATTCCGGGGCATTACATCGAAGGTGGGTATTCGACGAAGTTTGTCAATATGAGGCAATTGCTACAAGACGATATGCGTCGCAACAAGTGGGGTTGTGAATGTATTCGGTGTCGTGAGGTGAAAGGGAACAGCGTAGCACTGGATACGATACAGTTTAATTGTGAGACGTATCGGGCATCAGGGGGCGACGAGTATCATCTCAGTTTTGACACGGATAAATATTTAATTGGGTTTCTGCGTCTTCGTTTGCCTGAACTGTATGGTAGCGATACCGTTTTAGAGTGTATTCGAGGATGTGCGTTGATACGTGAGTTGCACGTCTATTCGAACTTGAATAATGTAGGGAATAATATTGAGGGTTCGCTACAACACAAGGGATTTGGTAAGCAACTTGTGGCGAAGGCGGAAGAAATTGCGAAACAGAATGGATATCACAAGGTTGCTATAATTAGCGGGACGGGCGTTCGAGGATACTATAAGAAACTCGGTTATCGTTTGATAGACACGTATATGATAAAGGAGATTTGATGGGTGATGATGGACGTATTATATTTATATTTCTTTTTTATATTATAAGATTCTTCATTTAACCATCGAAACGGCGAAGCAGTGAAGCAGCGAAGCAATCGCTTGAAAGGCTCTAAATATAAAAACAAAAACAAAAACAAAAAATTACAAAACAAAGCAAGGCAAGGCAAATCAAGGCAAATCAAGGCAAATCAAGGCAAATCAAGGCAAATCAAGGCAAATCAAGGCAAGGCAATACAAGGCAAATCAAGGCAATTCAAGGCAAATCAAGGCAAATCAAGGCAAATCAAGGCAATTCAAGGCAAATCAAGAGGGGGTGATATACTACCTGTTATAATGTTTATTTTCAAGATATTACATCAGTTTTTATGTAGAAGCCAAGATATTAGAACAAATGTATCCCATTACTTTTTCTTTTTATAAAGTCTAAAAGATTTATAAAGTCTAAAAGTTTTATAAAGTCTAAAAGTTTTATAAAGTCTAAAAGATTTATAAAGTCTAAAAGATTTGGAAAGTCTAAAAGATTATAGAATGTTATAAAGTTTAATAAAAAGATATCTATATATACAACTTCGCTTCTGCTAACGTTCGAGAATCCACAGGGGGTAGCCTTGCTATCACTATGATAATAAGTAT